CGCAGTTTCAGCAACACTCCGGTCATAGACTGAATCACCCCAGCCAGCCTGACCCCATGTGCCAGAACCCCAGCCGCCTTCAGCCATTTAGACCTCAAGCAGCGAGGCTGAATGTGTACGTTACAGAGATAATGTCGCCAGACACAACCGAGCGATCACCAGGCGCACTAAAGTCAGCCGCTGAGAACAATGTGCCAGTCGTGCCATTCTTAGTGCTATCGCTTGTCAGGAACGCACCGCCAACAGTGGAAGTCGCATTGATGTTGAACGTAGCAGGAGAGGCCGCATTAGTCACCACAGAAGGGTTCGCAGTCGTAGCTGTTACAAACGTAGCGGCCACACGGGTTGCATTGCTGTAAGGAACAACTTCAGTCCAGCCAGCGTGAGAAGCCATCGTGTCACCAGCGGCAGGCGTATTAGAAGCACCAGAACCATACAGGCCAATGTACCAAGTGGTAATCTGGGTTACTGAAGTCAGAGCAGTACCGGCCATGTAAGCCAAACCAGCATTAACCACCAAGTTCTTGGAATCAGCAGACCACTTCAAGTTACCATCTTTATCGTGGCACTCAATGTGGTAAACACCTGTAGCTTTAGCTTCTTCGCCCGATTTAGTACCGGCAATAAAACCGCTAGAAATGTGATCGGTTGCCTTAAGTTTTTCTGTGGTCATATTGACTCCTTAATTAGAAGAACGAATTAATGCCGTTGTTGCTGTGTTGGCCGGCATTGTGATTGTAAAAGTTGCAGTCGATGTTTTGTCAGAACCAAAGTCCAGCACAGCAATAGCCTTGTTACCCTGAGTTACGTTGTAAATCAAAGCACATCTGGCCGTTAATGATGCCGTCCAAGACGTATTTGGAAAGCCTACAAAAGCCGTATACCCAGATGAACCAACAGTTACCGGCGTTAATATGTTCCCACCAGCTGTATATCCACTCGCCACAACCTCATTCTCTGTTGAGTAAATAGTCGTTGCCTCATTCAAATCAGCACTGGCCGTGTACAAGGCAATCTTGATAACGTCAGTCGTAAGATCATGAACGCCCTGATACAGCTCGGCCTTGAAACTTGTGGTCTGGGTTTGGACAATACTCATGATACAGAGATCCTAACCTGACCATCACGATAAGCATCAGCACGTTGTTTGCCGTCTGCCAAGTTTTTATACAAAGCAATCGCTTGGCCATAACGCTGGTTGGCAAGATTGACCATATCAGCTTCGCCCTTCATGTACATAAGAGCTTCACAGATCGTGCCGTACAGCAATACAGAATCAAAGTTATCACCCAGCCAAGTCGTATTGGCCGTCACGATAGACTCTGGGTAATAGTAATAATGCAGTTCAGCGTTATAGGCCGCACTGGGTGTTGGGCCAACGATGAATGTCAGCTCATTCACATCGTCTGAGCGTGGACCAAAGATCGCATAGTGGCGCGGCTCACTCAATTGCGCTGTCAAAGGATACGCTTCTCGCAGGAAGTTAACGTCCTTATTGAGCAAATACAAGTAGTCACCTTGGAACACCACCGCTCCAGAAACAGTTCCCACATTAACAACTGTTAATGTGACCGTGGTGCCAGATATGCTTCTAACCAAAGCATTAGTGCCAATTCCAGTACCAGTTACCTGTTGGCCTACCGCAATACCAGTCGTACTCACAACCACAATCGTCTTTTGGCCGGCTGTTCCGGTAGCCGTTGTGGTGTTATACGGATATAGAGCAAGGCTATATACAGACAGAAAGTCAGATGGACACTGAAGGTACTTATTGCCGGTTGTTAGAAAGCCTGTCACGTTCTTCCGCAAGTTAGCAGGCTGGGCAGTGTTGTATATGCGCTGCTCTGCTTGACGGATGAACGTGTTCATGTCGTCAGTTGGGAATGAGTTCTCGCAATAATTGCTTACCTCAGTGACAAGCTGGGTGTAGTTCATGCCATCGGGCCCCGAGCCATAACACCTTTAGTGGCCGCACCAGTACCGCGAATCTTGATACCCGAAGTCTTAGGCTCACCACCAGAAGATTTGTTAATGTTACCAACACTCATCTTCACTGTATCAGCACGGCTCATATTAGGGCCAGAACCTGGGTTCTCTTTGCCTGTAACTTTTTCGCCAGTCATGGTGTGTGGCGGAGCATAGACTTTGGCATCGCCAACTTCTTTGCCCATCATCATTTTGCTGTATTTAGCCATGTTAACCTCGCATTTGGTTGTTTGCGCGAGCCATGTTACGGCCTACTTTACGCATAGCCTCACCAGTCACGCCGGCAGTTTTCTTGCCGCCCATTGTCATTTTAGCCTTGGGACCGCTGTCTCCCAAGTTTTTGCCTTCGGTCTTGCCTTTTTTAGCAATGCCGTCTGCTGATCTTGTGTATGCCATTTTTAGCTCCTATGAAACTGTTATCGTAACTGTACCAACTTCTGCCGTTCCTACCAAGTAGTTTGGTGTTAAATATGCGTCATATTCACTAGAACCACCGACCGGAAACCAACCCCATTGAATATCTCGAGAACCACCTGTTAAATTGCCACTTGCATTTAAGCCGGCCGTCACATACGTTGTATCTGGCCGTGGCTGATACAAAGCCTGTGGATCATTAACAGGATACATACCCAGCTGTAACTGAGGCTGGTCTGGATCCCAACAAGCATCACATACCTTCAGCTGATACAGCTTGGTCTTAATGACCTCCATTTTCAGCTGTTTCAACTTATAGCGCTGCCCACACCGATCACATTCGGCAATTGCATATTTACCGGATGCAAATGGAGTTGCCATTAAGTACCACCACCAATGAATGCTATACGAGGCACCAACCTCAATGTAGCCTTCTCGCGATCCTCTTGAGCCGCCAAAGCATACTGTTCGTCATAAACCTTTTTAAGCATATCCAGACGGCCTTGCAGTTCAGGCACCTTCATGGCTATGTAGTAGGCTAATCCGGCCGCTACACAAGGCAGGAATCGGAAATTCATATCAGCTGTCTGTACACCAGAACCAGCGTCTTGGATGCGGCGCATTCTGTAGTACACAAACTGGTACTGCTGTGAGTTATCAGGCGTAGGCCATACAGTCACAGCAGGAAGCTGGGGCACAAACACAGCTGTGCCATCAGCTTGAGCCGCCGCAGTTGTGTTGTTCTGGCCACGGAATACACCGCCCAGCGTAGTGCCAGTGATGTATGTGTAGTAAATGTCTTCTGTGCCAAGACGAATAAATCCAGAGCCAGCCAAACCGTCAACAGTACTTAAAACAATCGTTGTGTCTGTAGATGTAATCGCGCCATCAAGAACGGCCGCTGTTGGGTTTGTCTCACCCGACAAACGCTGGATCCACACTTGAATAGGGCGGCCTTGAACAAGCTTGTTAGGGATCGTTGCATAAGTAGAAACGCTTATTCGCGTAATACTTAGGTCGGCTTGGGTAGATGAGTTGTTGGCTTGTGTTCGGATCACATGGTCCAGCAAGTCAATCGTATCTGTAGGCAGAGCGTATGTGGCCAATCCTGGAGTCAGAGTGATCGTCCCTGTCTCAATCGTCCACATATTGATGCCGCGATTAGCCCACTCAATGGTCATCAGGTTAAGAGAGCGGCGAGCTGTGCGTAGGTCATAACCAGTACGCATCTCACGGCCAGCTCTCTCCCACGCCTCTTCAGCGAGCTCGGTGAACTCCATGTTGAAGGAGCTGGTTCCTGTAGTGGTCATTTTTTAGCGGTCTTTGCAGAGTTAATAAACGCCTGTTCTGTGGGTGCACCTTTAGAGCCAGGCTTACGCATCTTCTCTTTAGAGCCAGCTGCGATACGTTTTCTTTTGGCGTTAATGTTGGCATACAAACCAACAGGACCGCCTTCAGCGTATTCAGTAAAGTCTGTGTCATCACGCCGTGCTTTTCGAACGCCCTTGGGCATCTTTGTAGCACGGATAGCTCCCATTCCACGGCTTCCCATCATGATTTAGCACATCTTTCCGCGCGTTTTACCGCGCTGAGCAATACCATCACCACGCTTAGAAGCAGTCATGCCGCCTCCAGCTTTCTTAACAACCTTCTTTTTAGGAGCCGCTGAACCACCATCCACATCTTGAGGGGGCTTGCCCATCTCAGCAGTGAAGATGCCGCGATTCATTTTACGATCATAGTCGGCCAGCTCTTTGGCTGTAGGGCCGCCTTGACGACCACGGCCGGCGCCAGCTTGATCGCGCATACGATCTTCAATCTCCAGCTCCATGTCAGTGGTGCCCTTGTATGTGTATGGTGTTTCAGGCATATCAGCTCCTTAACACATTCCGCCGCCGCGCATTTTCACTTGCATACCTTTGGTCTTGCCTTTAGTAGCAATACCGTCAGCAGACTTAGTAAAACCGCCTTTGGCATAAGCCATACCGCCCATGTTCATCTTCTTGGCCATACCGCCTTTGGCCATCTTACCTTTGCCGTCAGCAGCAAAAGCAGGAACCTTCTGACCATCCTTCATAACCATTGGCATACCGCCACTAGCCAGCTTGGTCATAGAAGCGCCTTTGTGCAGACGGCCTTCGTGTTTGTTCACGGCCTTCTGCATCATCTTCTTGTCCATCTTTACGTCTTCGTGTTTCATATCGCCACCTTTAGAAAATTTACGGCCTTTATCAGCCTCGTTAAACTCTTTACCCACAGACTGTGGGACGCCTGCTTTCTTAGCAAACGCTGGGTTGTGAGCCACCGCCGCCATGAAATTATGTTGAGCTTTACTCTTGCTTGGCATTAGATCATTTTTCCACGAGTTTTGCCACGCTGAGCTATGCCATCGCCACGACTAGAAGCAGAAACTTTACCGCCACGTTTGAAAGTTTTAGGAGTTTCTTCTTCTACGTCTCTTCTAAACTTATCGGTTTCCATATCTGATAAACGTTGCTTAGCGCCTGAAGACAGTTCTACCTTGTCTCTATCATTAACTAATTTATCAATCATTTTGCCCAAGCCAGACTTATCAACTATTTTTTTGCCTGCGCCTGTCTCTTCATCAATATATCGGCCAAGTCTGGTTGATGCTCCCAAAACATTACCGGCCAAACCAGCACGGCCCATAGAACGCAACATTGCACGACCAGCTGCATCACGTTGTGACACATTGCCTAAAGGAGATCTACGGCGTGAATCTGTTTGAGCTGGGCTTTCATTGTTACTTCTAACAATCCTATCCAAATCAGAATTTTGCGAGGCAATAACGTCTTCAAACAAATTTGGTGTCAAATCTTGTGCGTTTGTTTGGTTAGGCGAACGATAGTCGTAACCTGGTCTTGCTGGTCTATTAAGGCGTCCCATCTTTATTTTCCTTGCCGAATAAGCTGGTCAATCTTTTCTTCAAGCTTGTTAAAGCGTTGGTCAATGTGACTTGTAATGCGGTCAACTTCTGCTTGAGTAACGTTATCACGGGCAACCTCCTCACGGGTTTTGTTGAGCAATATAGTAATGCGAGACAGTTCCCTGAACTTCTCATTCACTATGTAGCCCATAACTGACATTAACAGTGTTAATGTGGCAGACCAAACTGTATTCAGATCTAGCATTTCCATTTCCTCAATGCCTTATTGATGCGTGAATCCGGATCTTTGGCCGTCTTTTCGCTGGTTAACTTCTTCTTCATGCCGCCCATCCTCGCACAGAAAGCGTCCTTGCGGGAGCCGCCTTCTGGCTGGGGAGGCTTCAAGTTCATGCCTTGCTTTTTCGCGGAGGCGCGTCCCTTGGCATTCAATCCACCAGTCGGGCTCTTTCCTTCTTTTCTCTGCCATGCTGCTGTCTTAGCCATTTGCTACTTTCAGTTTGGACTTACGGACGGCTTCCAGTAGAGGAATCACTACCTCTTCTCGGAAGTTATTCTCAAACGTATCTGTTCCAACGTGCGGCAAACTAATGTCAACATCAATGTAAATCTTATATCCATGCTCTCGAGCTCGATCACAAAACAAGTAATCCTCGCCTACATACTTTCCATCTTTGATTTGAAAGTCAAATAGCGCAGTGATCTGCTCGCCTTTGAACTCGTATGACCACTCTGGGTGAGCTTTAACCATGTCCTCAAGTACATGGCGCTGGATCAACATAAAACCAGTACCGACACGCTCTACGCGCATCAGTGAGCCATCAAACTCTAGGTCTTGGTTTTCATTAAAATACAGATCAGCAAAGAAGTAGCGGTCTTTGGCTCTACGGGGGTAAGCGCCGGCCGTGATGTCTTTGCCGTGGCTCTGGGCCATCAGTCTTAAGATGTCATCTGGTGTAGCAATCACATCAGAATCAACAAACAATAGCTCTGTGCAATCTGACTTAAGGAACTCATGCACCAATTGGTTTCTAGCCATAGTGATGATTGAGCACCCAGACACATCGCCCATATTAACGGCAACACCAAACTGCATAGCCTTAGGCATTAACGCCGCAAGGTTGTACGCAGTTTTGATATTGATCTTACCGTCATACGCTGGGATAGCTATGAATAGCTTACGCCCAGCCAGAACTGCTTGTTTTGCTTCAGCCATAGAACACCACTGCTGTAGTAGAAGCGGCACAAACTGCGGAAATGTTTGTGTTGCACTTAATACCTTCGCCTGGAATCAAAATGTTGATTGAGCCTGCCGCCGCTGGAGCAGTAAAGGAAAACTTAGCCGTACCACCAGTGCCATCGTTTAAAACGACAGTACCACCAGATGGGTAGCTAATAGTCAAACCTTTGATACGAGCTGGACCACCAAAGATAGTGGTTGTAGCTCCTGCCGCCGCAGAAGTCGATTTAACGTCATATTGCATTGCCATAATTAATCTCCTTTAAAACGGGGGCACGAAGCCCCCTAGATCAATTAATCGTTTTGTTGGCCAAGCAATGGGTCAGCAACGAAGTACAGAATCGTACCAGTGATAGAACCACCAGTAGGAGCATCACCAGAAGTGCCGCCGCCAGTGATAGTCACCAACTTAGTTGTAGACATTGTGGTGCCCATGTTAGCGCCAGCAGTAGCTGAAGCCATATTGATCACCAACTTACCAGTTGTGGCCACGGCCGCAGACACCAAACCTGTGTTTGTAGCGGTAGAAGTACCGTACAAAGTAAAGCCCATGTCAAAGGTAGGAGTTGTACCGCCAGTGGCCGCACAAACAGCTTGGATCTCAACAACGATAGCGCCAGCAGGCAAAACAACTGCTGGAGCACCAGTGGCTGAAGAAACTTTAGCGGATGTACCAGCAGCAGAAGCGCCGGAAATGTAGAACTGGGCGGCCATTAAGCCGGAGCCACAGTAAGCGGTACGAGTTTGATCGCCGCCACCTGAACGCCAAATACTCTGTGTGGTAGAAATTGCCATGATAAATTGTCCTTACATACAAGATCAGCGCATCAATCGGTATGTCGTCTGCCGGGTCAGTTTGATGCACCGGATTCCCCGGGCTAATGTGTTTATACCACTACGATAAATCTAATGCAACAAAAAAGGGAGCCGAAGCCCCCTTTTTCTTTGCCGCTGATTAAGCACCAGCAGAGCCGAACATACCCAATGGATCTGACCAGCCAAAAGAATAACGCTCGCGAGACTTGTAACGAACGTTACCAGTGTCGAAGTCGCCGTCCATGGAGTTAGCCAAGGGTGAACGAACAAAGTGCTTCATGCCGTTAGGAACGTCTGTGGTCAAGAACCAAGCGTTAGTATCTGTCAAGAAGTGGTTAACGCAGTAACCTTCAGAAATAGAACCGTTGTTCTTCAATGCGTTAATGTCGTTGTCATTTGTACCAACGCGCAACTCGGTTTCGAGCAAGCGGGTAGCAACGAATTGCAATGAAGAAGGAACGACCAACTTCTTAGGCTTAGCGGCGATCAACAAGCCACGCTCGTCTGTCCACAAGGAGATCTGAATAACGGCGGCTTCCAAGGAAGTCTCGTTCAGGTCAGCTGCAGTAGAAGGAATGTTGCTGTTAACACCACCAGTGATCAAGGGGTGTGATGCACTGAACAAAGCGACACCGTCACCACCGAGGTAGTTAGAGCTGAAACCGTTGTTCAACACAGCGGCGGCTTTAACTTGCTTGGTGTAAGCCATAGCACGGGCCAAAGCTTTCGTGTAACGAGCAGACAAAGAGTCATACAAGTTATCTTCGATAGCCTCTTCAGTCAAGCTGAAGCCCAAAGCAATGGTTTCGTGGTTGTATCGAGCAGTCCATGCTTCCTGTGCATTGTCATAAGCGATGGCTGAGCCCTCGTTCTTGACTGGTGCGGCAGAGAAGCCAGAGAGTTTAGTCTCTTCTTCGAAGCTACGCTCTGATGTCTCAGTTTCGTAGATCTCTTTGTGCTCTTGATCGTAAGTTGCGTATTGCAGACCGAACAAAGCGTTCAGACCTGGGAGCAACTCTTTAAGCAGTTGTGCGCGTGAAATAGCCATTATTTACTCCTTAAACACCAGTGGTGTCAGTGTATTGGTGCAAGTTGAACTTGACCAAAAATTCGTAGTAAGTCGTGGCGGTTGCATTGGCAGGGCCAGTTGCAGTATCGGGCACAACGTCAACCACACGGATGGGAAGGGTAGCTGTAGTACCGGCGGAAGCACCGTCAATACCATAGTACGAATCACCAGTGATAGTGCTACCAGTGTTGATAGACAAAGCAACGTTTGCACCAACCAGCGCGCGGCTAAAAGCCGTAGGCACTGTGGTTTGACCGCTGCTGGCCACAACCTTGAACACTGCGTTAGGATCATCCACAACGTAACCAAAAGCCAAAGCTGTTGATGTAGAGGTAGCGGCTGGGTAGAACTGACCCTGAACAGGCTGGCCTGAAGAGTTAGTGTACGAACAACCAACCAACACACCAATGCTGTCGCCAGAGTTGGAAGTGGTGTTAGCGATCAAGTAGCCGTTGGTGTCAACTTGAACTGTATCGCCGTTGAGAATTGCAGTAGCGTAAGCGGCCGCAATAGGGATTTGACGGATCGCTCCGGCGTAAGGCAAGCCATCCAATCGGTTGATTGGTTTCAGGCCATACGTCTTAGAAACGGTAGGGAATGCCATTTAAGACTCCTAAAAAAATTTAAGCACCTTTGCCAAAGCTAGACGAGGACTTATTCTCCCTAAAGAGAGGCATTCTCGGATCGCTCTGACGCATAAGGCTATTGTCTACGGCCTCTGTCTGAGATTGAGTCATCTTCGCAAAGTGTGCATTGCGTTGTTGAACAAACTCTTTTGGAGTCTTGCAGAGTAACAGCCCGCCAATCTCAATGTTGTCTTTATATCGACTATTGGGATCAGCTAACAGTCTAAATTTTGGTTGCTCTTCAATAGTAACTGGCTCCCAGCCTTCACGCAGTTTGCTTGAAAGGTTACGAGGGTCAGCTGCATTCAGATTAGCAACACGAATCCAACGATACGCATAGTCCGGGTGCTTGTCGGGTTCAGGTAGAAGTTCGGCCTGCTGCCACTGTTTAGGACGTTCAGCCATCAATCTATCTTCAAGTTCACGCGGTTTTCTGTTTTCAGCCATTTTCAGGCCTCCATTTCAAGTTTCGCCTTGGCATATTGCTCGGGCGTTAAATTAAGTTTCTTGGCCAAGTTCAATTCAGATGGATTCAAACGAACCCTCTTAGGTGCAGTTGACCGTGTAGCTGGTGCTACCACCGAGCTTTTGCGCACTGGGCGACTTTCTTGTTCCGCTTCTTCCTCAAATTTCTCTGGGAAACGCTTGCGGATGGTTGCGTCTATCCTGCGGTAATACTCTTGTGATGAAACTGCAACACCTTCTCTCTTTAGCCTTTCATGGAGGCCAAGAGCCAGACTTGTCATCTCTTCATCTTCTCCAAACCAAGGGTTTTCCGCTTGCCATGCTTGCGCACTAGGGTCGGGACGAACCTGTTGGACTGGTTGTGGTTGCATTTGTACAGGAGTTTCTTGCTCTTGTAAAGGCTGTGGCCTAAAGTTTTTAACTTTTTCCACTTTTAGGGTTGCTTGGGTAAGACGCTCTTGCGCTTCCATCACCTTATCAGTATCACCAGAGTCATAAGCTTCACGGTACGCGCGCTTGGCCTCATTCATCTCCATCTCAACAGCCTTCTGAACCGTAGCCAGTACGTTCTTCTCACTGTTATTGAGGTTAGATTTGAGGCGCTTGTTCTCTTCCATCACCCGCTGGGCAAACGAAATAGCCTCTTGCTGCTCTCGCAAAGCGTTCTCTTTCTCACGGCGTTCATCGTGAGCCAGCTTCTTCATTTGAATCAGCTTCTTCTTAACCTTGGTAGAGTAGTCTTCAAGCTCATCGTTATAGAGCTCTTCCTTCACTTTTTCCGGCAAAGGCTCCTTATTACGGTCTTCCTCTGGCGTGTTGTCTTCTACGTCAATGATGATCTGCTCATCAGTTTGATCGTCTTCAGTGGTGACTTTGATGTCATCCTTCTCATCGGGAAATTTAAATTCAGCCATGTCGTTCCTTACTTTCTGCGAATGCCGCGAGGATCGTCTACTACTCCCTCAACAGAATCGTCATTGATCACACGGAATTCCTTGCCGTGAATGACCAGTCGCGTTCCTGAGTTGGGTCTAATCAAGATAAAGTCACCCTTCTTGCAATACGGGCCAGATGGGAATCGGCTTGCGTCCTTGTAGCAATCTGGGCCCATGTCTACTACAAACAACACAGTAGTCAGGGTTTCCTCAATCATGAGAGTTTCTTCCGCTTTTACGAGTCCGGACTCTCCATATTCCTTCTCTATCTCTGGGATAGCACAAAGGATTCTGTAACCAGATGGGCGGGGAAGTTGTTTAGCCTTCTCCTCTGGCTTTGTGTTCAAGATCTTGGATAAATCCACTGCCTTGGTAATGTCGAGATTAGAAATCTCACTCGTCATCATCATCGTTCGTTACTCTTTCCTGTAGGTCTATGATGTATAAACGTGCAGTGAGTAGACCTTTCACCTCTCCGCACATCTTCTTGTACTCCGCATAGTCTTCAGCCTTGCCATCAGCTATTGACATTTGGAGTTGGGATACTTTGTCATCTATCTTTGAAGCTAGAAGTTTTAGATACTTGTCGATCATTTGTTGTTCCTCATCATGTCAGCCATCAGTTTGTTCTTCTCTGATTGGGCATCTTGAGCCAGTTCCATCTGATCTTTCTGTACAGTCGCCTGAATCCGCGCCATATCAATCTCCTTCTGGGTCATGATTCGCTCGCGTTCAATCTGCTGTTGTGACTGCTTAAGCTGGGCGTCAGTCGCATCCTTTTGAGCCTTACGCTGTGCCTCTTGTGTCTTGATCTGCAACTCAGCCTGTTGGATCTGTACCAAAGGATCTTGTGCCATCTGCTGAGCTTGCGCCTGCTGGGCCTGTGCTTGATTAGCCTGTAACAACTGAGCACTCGCCTGTGCAATCAATTGAGACAGCTGGACTTCCACATCATCAGGCAATTGCTTATCAGGAGCTGGGAGCGGCACACCCATTTGCTTCTCGATCATTGTTCTGTAGTAGAAGCCTAAGTGCTCGGCAATGTGCGCCTGTAGTGAGGCCATGATCTGGTTGGCCTTGGGGTTCTGGCCAATTGTCTGCATGATCACAGGGTCTTGCATGAACGTCTGGTGAACCGCGATGTGAGCTTGTTGGTCTTGGGAAATAAACGCCTTCAGTGGCTCGCCATTCAAAGCCGCCATGTTTTCGCTCACCGGATCTTTTGGCATCTCATCATCAGGCAACGGCACCAACTTATCAGCGTGTTTGACTCCCAACACATCTAACATCTGGCGGTGTAACTGAGGTAAGTTGTAAATCTGTGGCGCTTGCTGGGCCAGCTGGATCACCGCTTGATACTGGACAATCTTCTGAGCCATCGTGGCCGCATTGGGATCGCTCACAGGAATCACATCAACTAAGTCGTAATCAGACTTCTTGGCTTTGCGGCTTCCTTGTTCGGGCTCGTAAGAGTATTCATCAGGAGTGAAGTCGCGGATGATGTCTCTTAGGAGTGCCAGCTCTTGCTTGAACGAATAGTGAATACGAGCCTGAACAGCTGTCATCACCTTAAGGGATCTCTCAAGGATGGCCAGTGTCGTTCCTACTGGAGAGTTGGCCGACATATCAGCAACTTGGATGTCAGCGGCAGACGCAAACTTACGGCCTTCGTCAACAATCTTATCTAACAAAGCAGCCAATACCTGTGATGGCTCTTTATAGGGTAGAGCCATGATGTTATCGGCAATAGTCCCGCTTGGTACGTCAACATCGCGCCACTCAGCTGGACCAATCGGTGTATCGTCACCTTTAACTCGAAGACCGCGAGTCTTAAATCCACCGGGCAAGTTGGCCAGTGTCCCTGCGTCCACCAGCTGGCGCAGAATAGACGTACCAGACTTGGCAAATGCTCCGACAAGGTGAATCAGACCAAAACAATAGAATCCAAAGCCGGGCACATAACCATAGTGAACGTAGTGCTGGCGCTTTGTGTGTAACTTATCGCCTTGCTTCCAGTTCCTGCGGATAGCCAAACACTTCATGCTTCCATGTTCAATGGTCACAATATAAGGCAGGCCGATTCCCGTGGGTTCGCCGTCTTTATCGGTGTGTTCGTAACCTGGGATGTCCAGATCTACGTTTATCTCAAGAAGTTTATAGCGGTCATCCGATAAAGCGCGGAATCCCATCTTCTCGGCAATCTTTTTCTCTACTTCATCCAACATATTATTGGGTTCACCCAAGTCAATGTCAGCGTAGAACCCAGCAACCTGTAGTTTTCTCAGCTCATTCTCAGTCTTACGCATAACGTGCGTAACACGGGGGGATGTCTGGATATTAGACGCACCATAAGGAACAACCAGATCTTCGGCCGGCACAAATATAGACGTCTGGCGGTCAAAGTTGGGGTCAAAGTACACTTTCTTAAAAGCATTACCCGACAATCCCAGTCCCCACACCATCCTCTCGTGCTCTGGCCTGAACTCAGTCATGACATCGGTCAACTGATAGTTCATATCGTCTTGAACACGGACGGCGGCGTCTTTCTTTTCGGGGGTTTCTTTACCGATAATCTGGGTCTTCACCGGTCCCGCAGCAGGGAACGTGCTCATCATGATCTCGGCTTGGAATTTCACCAAAGCTTCTGACAGTAACGGGTGATAAACCCCGCAAGCACCAATCCAAGGGTCGGCTCTCTCTTCAATCTTCATCCCCAAGAGCTCTAAACCGTCTACATACGTCTGCATCCAGTCTTTTCTTGAGTTGACATCATCGTCATAGTCACCAACTAGGTCAGTCACTATCCCAGTCACCACTGAATCATCAAGAATTTCAACTAAGTTAGCGTCAAAATCCTCATCATCTTCGCCGCCAATCTGAATTTCCACACCATCCATGTTAATTGTCACCTCTTCAGGGTCAACAATCTCGATCTCAATACCTTGATCGTCTTCTGTTTCAGGCATTAGGGACTCAATACCCTCTGGTGCGGCGTAAAGTGATTTTTCAATGGACATATTTATCCTTAGTAGTAAGAAACCTTGCGTCTAAACGAGCGAACTTCGTCCTCTTCGTCAGTCTGCAAGCGTATAAACCCGCCTTTTCTGAACCTTATCAGAGCTTGCGTGGCAGAGTCAACTAAGTCATCATGGTCAGAGTTTGGAAACGCAGCCATCTCTTCCATCAACTCATCAGCCCAGCGCGTAGCCGGTGCCCAAACCTTACCACTGGCAAACAAATCAGATACAGAATTGATCCTCACCATCTTATCATTACCCCTAGATGGCGTAAACTCTTGAACAGGAATTCCCATCGCCCTCAACTCAAAGATCAACGGCGCTCCTGACGCTTTTGCCTCAACAATAAACGCATCTGGCTCCCACTCTTTATAGTGGTTGAACGCCTTTTCCTTCAGTTCAGGAAACTCCATCCTTCTCTTAAACGCATCCAAGAGAATAATGTTCGCGTCATTCTGGTTTTCATTTAAATAAAACACACCCCAAGTCGTACAAGCTGAATAGTCAGATCTCTCGTTCTTCGTGAACGCCGTATCCCAAGACTGGATCAGAAACTCACACTTCGGAGGATCCTCTTCTTTCCACTCTTTCCACCACTCTCTCTTAACAATCGCGCCCTGTTCGCTCGTTGGGCTTTGTTGGTACTGGGCGTTCCACTTAGATGCAGGCAGTTCAGATCTCAGGGCTTCGAGTTCTTCTAGGCTCCAGAACTCTGGCCATAGGGGTTTACCACTCGGTAATATCGCAGGGAAGTCAATGACCTCCCAATCGTCATTCCCGTCTTTCTCTATAGAGGACTGAAGGATCCTTCCTGTTAGATCCCTCTTAGCCCAGCGCGTCATCACGACAATGATCGCTCCTCCAGGCTGTAGACGCTGGCGCGGTCCAGAGGTGTACCACTCATAAACTTTATCAAAGACCGAAGGATCACCGGAGGCAAGGGCGGCCTCCTGCTCAGAGTGGGGGTCGTCAATGATTAAAAGATCAGCACCCTTACCAGTCACTGTACCACCTACACCAATCGCAAAATACTCCCCGTTCTTATTCGTAGACCAACGGCCGGCGGCTTTACTGTCTGACCTCAGATTAACATTGGGGAATATCTTAGAGAACGGCTCACTGGCCACCAAGTTCCTGACCTTACGTCCAAAGCCTACCGCCAGTTCAGCAGTGTTCGAGCACTGGATGATCTTCTTACTAGGGTCCCGTCCCAAGAACCACGCCGGCAACATATACGAAGCAAACTCACTCTTCGTATGCCGTGGGGGCATATTGATGATCAACCTCTTTATCTTCCCAGTAGCGATCTCTTCAAACTTCCGAGCCATTACCTTGTGATGCCGCCCGTCAATGAACCCCGGCCACATCGAGTGAGCAAACTTAATGAAATCATCAAAAGCCTCTTCTCTCTGTTGGCTGGCTTCTAATGCGTCTAAGTCGTCAAGGTAAGAGGCTTGTTCGTTAGAAGGCATCTTAAAGAAAGTCTCAGCAGCTTCCTCCGCTTCTTCTCTCGGGAGATTCAAAGCAAACATCACCCTCCTGACAAACAAGTCAATCTCTTCCTGCTTCTCCAGTTGTTGCTTTTTATTCATAAGGCTCGTATGTCATCTCAAAGATTTCAGCCTTACATGGGTAGTGCTCCCCCTTCACCCCAGTGATAATCCAGTCGCCCGGGATAACGTAATGTGCACCTTCAAGGGTGTCAATCATTCCAAGGTCTTTGCACTTCACACCAACTGCATCGGCATACCAAGTGTCTGCATTACCACTAGTTGCCGGATATACCATCGGGTGATCACCGTCTTTAAACCACTGGGTGGCTTCTATCACTATAGGCTTCTTAACAAACTTCATGGCAAGTTCCTCAGTTTCAAATAAGACGGCCTAACACTCCGAGCAGAATTCTTAGCCCGCCTGCATATCCCCAACTCACAGAGCTTCTTCACAACCCTATGAACATTCCCCCGCCCCCTATCCCCAGTATGAAACATGATGTCATCTATAGAAGGCCCATACCCAAAGTTCCTCCAATACTCATCTATCACAAGAAATACAGTCCTCTGCTTCTCAGTCATACACGCCCCCATACACTCTTCATACGTCTGTTTAATCGGCTCTTTGTTTAATCTCATTGTAAGTTTTCGTTAAGCTTCACATTAACAGCTGTTAATGTCAGAAAAATATACCCCCACCCACTTTTTGTATAGAAACACATAGGGGGGTCATTCCTTATCAAAGTCTTTAACCACATCAGGATTTTCAGCAAGGGGTACCCCACTGTTTTTTTCTAGTGATTGGATGTCAGGAACAGTATGTATATGTCCACCCATGTGCACACCGCCCTCAGGCGCGTCCACCCCCGCCGTGGGTGCGCCCACAGACCCATCCGCAAGGCCGTCACCCCGAATTTCTTGCAGCAATGTGAGCCCATCGTCCTGCTTGGCCGTCACATCAGTCACCTTGCCCAGTCTTTGGAGCAGTCTGGTTCGTATGTCCGAGCTCTTGTGTACGATCACGCTCTCCTTGCGTTCTAGGAAAGCACCGACCTCGAATAGGTTACCGATTAACTGTAGTGCCTTCATGCGTTGTGCAGGGGGGAAGTCCTCATCAAGGGAGTGCTGGACAAGCTGTTGCACCAGTAAGGCCTTCAGTTGAACAGGGGTTCGATGTTTCTCCGCCTCTAATGCCAGTTGGTAGGCCTCGACCTCACGGGCAATGCGAGGGTCACGGGCAAGCTTGTATGGTTCTGTGGTGATGGTTGCCTTAGTTGGCTTGGCCTTATGGCTTACTCTATATGCTTGAGCCTTACTCTCTCCTAATGCGATGGCGTGAGCAAATGCCTTTTGCTTACTGGTCAACTTAGGCCTCTTACCTTCTCCACTACTTAGTAGAGTCTCTATCGGAATGGTATCAAGTCCATCCTTGATCTGCGCGCGAGTTAGTTTTTGTGGCATGGTGTTTTCATGGGTATGAAATAAGAATCCCGAACATAGCAGACCTTACTGGCCTTTGCAAACACCCTT